GGTGCCAATCCAGCTATTGTTGCTACCGTTCCTGCCTGTCCAGTTGTACTTTGATTAAGAGTGGCGACTCTAGCTGCTGCTAAAGTACCAGAGGATATATTGGAAGCATTAGTTGTATCAGTCGTGGCAGAAGTTGCCAGACCATGAGAACCTGCTACGGAAGTTAATGCACCGCTTATCTTAGAAGTGGCAATCGCTGCCGAAGAGTTTATATCTGCATTTACAATTACGCCATCAGAAATGTGGGATGAAAGAATCTCATCTGCACCAATCTGAATTGCTTGTTCTGCTGGTTTAAAACCATGATAAGCCACTAGGTTATCTCCATAATTGAAACTAACGCATCAATGGAAGTAGCTGCGCTTGCTCTTATTCTGAGAGCGTCAGTGTCCTCAAGGACTAATTTATTTCCTTGCATTATTTCTAGAGTTCCTCCTGCGGGCACGGGTAAGGATTTTCCTAAATATGTATCGCTGTTGGTTTCTGTATCAGATGTATTAGATACTACTCTAACATCCGCAGTAACGCTTCCACTAGTAATATTTGCTAGTGATATTCCAAGCACAACTGTATGAGTCGAACCTGGAACGGTATATACAAGAGCGTCTGCATGACTTATTGCTTCATTTGTTACATTTGCTTGTGTCTTTAATTTAAAAGTATTAGCCATTATATCATCCTAACGCTATTGCTAAAGCAGTAGCATTTCCCTCTGCAGCCGATTGAGCAGCGTCAGCTTTTGTTTGTACTTGAACTGAGTCTATAAATTCTCTTACATCTCCACCACTATCTTTAAAATATAGTTTTTTAATACTCGCAGCATAATTAAGGGCAAGCTCTCCACTATCTAGATTCCCAGCAGTCGGTGCTGGTGTACCCGTATCAGTTGACTTCCTAATAAGAATCTTGTTATTACGAGGCATATGTTACTTCCTTTCTAGTATGAACCACCATCAACGGTTGCTGCGTTTAAAGTTCCCATTCTTAGTGAAGCGTTTGCAAGATTTGCTCCTCCTCCACCATGTACAGTAGTAGTTGGTGCTTGAGTCAAACTATCAAAGAGTAAAAACTCACTGTTAGTCTGGTCCCATGCTAACCCAAGATACTTGGTTGTAGATGAAACTACATATTTACCATAAAACCCAATATCAACAAGATTCCCAGTATTCCCACTCGCATATTGCACTAATGGGTCTTCAACGGTTACAGTTGCCACATTTGTAGTAACGGTGTCGCCTGAAACGGTAAGATTCCCAGCAATTGTAACATCATCTGGAAGACCAATTAATACAGTCCCACCTGATTGAGCTACTGTTACTTCACTAGATGTTCCTGAGAAAGTTAAAGTACTTCCCAGGTCTATATCTGATGGATTGCTTCCGTCAGTTACAACTATTTTTGAATTGGAAAGTTTACCATTAGCAATTGAACCTGCTAACATCGCATTTGTGACTCCAGTAGCTTTTACTCTAAGAGTATCACTATTGGTTTCAATAGAACTATCGTCAACATTAACTTTAAGAACATTTGATGCATAGCCTAAACCATCACCAGCTGCATTAGAGTTAATCATTGAGCCTTCTACTGTATTCGCTCCAATTGTAAGAGCACCACTACTATTAATAGTAGCATCTCCACTCATCGGTTTGTTATCAAAAGAGTCTGAACCATCATACAACAACATATGTCCAGTCGCAAGACTGGCTATCGTTGTATCTGATAATTCAGCAAGAGTATCTTTTTCTGCTACTCTATCAGTAACATACTGTTTTATTGATTGTTGAGTTGCAAGTGATGTCGCTGAGTTTGAACCCATTGCGTCTTCATCTAATATAGGTGCTCCAATCCACGACTTTGTAGTCGCGGCAGTCGCTACATAAAACTTGCCATTGTCTGTACTAAATAGGGGTTCACCCGCTACCATACTACCAGTAGGTACAGAGCTATCAGCTCCTCGCCTAATCTGTATTGTATTATTCCGTGCCATAAGTTACTTCCTTATTTCGTTGTTAATAGGAACCACCATCGACAGTCCCTGAAATGCTAGAGACTAATTCGTTCCACGAGTCTTCATCTCTAATGTAAAGTTTGTCATCATCAGTGTCATACCATATATCTCCCTCTAAAGGAGAACCTGGCGATGACGCAGAAGCTGCTGTTTTATTTGTTATTCTGTCCATAGCAGATTGGACATTTTTTTCATTTGGCAAACTAGATAATGTTATAGGTATCCCGCTTGCATTAATACTAAAAGAATCAGAGCTTTTAGTGGCATTTTGAGTCCCAAAACTCTTTGTTGCACTATTACTTGTTACTTTTCCACTTGGCATAATTTATTCTACTAATGTCACAAACGTATCAGAAGAAGTTTGTACTACCCCACTTGATATTAAGACATCTCCTTCAATTTGCCTAACTTTTAAACTACCACTATCAGCTTTTGATACTAAATCCCAAACACCCTCAAAGTCATCAGAGAATTTAGCAGTTTGAGCCCCAGTTAATTTCACACTTAAACTTTGGTTATCAACCTTTTCTATTGTTAAAACAACTTGAGTGACAGGACTACCGTCATAAGTAAAAGATGTTACCTTTTTATCTTTAGCAACTTTAGATGACCAAGTATAATTGTCTACATCAAATTCAGAATCAAATGTAATCGTATGAACGAGGTCTGCTCCTTGCATCACTTGGATGTCAGAATATGAATTTACTCTCTGCATTAGTATAAATGCATTATAGTATTTACACCAGACTTTTCACAAGCTATTGGATATATTGTCCCTTGAACCATATAAATTGTAACATCAGAACCTGCAACTGTCAATACTTTATTTCCAGAGGCTGCGTTATTCACGACTGCTCTACAAACATCCATTGTAGCTGTGGTTGATGCCACTACTTGTATATAAGGGGCAACACTCTCATTTATTGTATAATCTTGTAGTGTTTTTGCCATTTTATTCTCCTACTTATTGAAATTGTGCATATTCTACCGCTGGCGCAGTGCCAGTAGTCGCTGTTGATTTAATCCAAAGTTTAGCCTTTACAAGAGGGAGAACAATTGCTTCCCCCTTTAACAATTGACATAATTCTACTTCAGAATCTGCAACACCTGAATAAACAGATACTGCAGTTGCGTCAGCAGTGCCATCAGCTTTTAATTTATCAGTAGTAGAAGAATCAAATCTTTTACCAGTGTGTTTTATCCAAACCATATCATCAGCGACTTCTCCTACTTGTACAAATGCTGCTCCATGCGCTTCCACATGAACATGAGCACCAGCAGCCCACGCTGGGATAGCTCCCCCAGTCCACAATGTTATAGAACTACCTCCTCCTAAACTTCTACCTATTTCTGCGTCAACAGCTTCAGTAACAGTTCCTTCTAAGCTTCCTTGTTGTATTGGTGTTACGCTTAATGCGTAATCTAGTCTTGCTGCCATAATCTACTCCTATTTAACTGCAAAGGTATTTATCGGATGAATGATGAAAACCTTATTTTTATTGCTTTCGTTATCAGCAATTTTACTAAAAAATTGTTTTAAATAATACTCTTTTACTTCAATATTACCTTCTCTTTCTGCTAAAGCAGATTTTACATAATCTACAATCGCCAGAGAGAGCATCCTATTCATATTAACGTGGGTAGTCTCTTGGGGGGATGTTACCTCTGTCAACGAAGAATAGGAAGTCGTCTCTGGGTCTTGTTGTACGAAAGGTTTTTCAATTGCTGTGTATTCTATTCTTAACCCATTGATTATAAGCTCATCAGGATAAATTATAGAATTTTGAACTCCCCCGCTTACTCTTCCCTGCGCATCTACTATTCTGCCAGAGCCTCGTACGATTTTGAATAACTTTAATTTTTTTCCTTGATGGATATAAGCGTATGTTCTGTTTGTATTGTAACTCATTATGGGCTTGTATCCTCTGTTACTAATGGTTCATTAGCTAATCTTCGTATAGATTTATATTTATTTCCATCTTCTGTGTCCAATACACTAATAGTATGGACTGCTATCATATCAACAGGTAAGTCATATTGATTGTCATCTCCGTCAACTGATACTATAATATTTTGTTTACTTACCTTAGTAGACATATCTGTTGTAGATTGAGCTTTCATAATAGCATCTTTTATAAAAGCAATGATTAATTTTGTATCACGGGTATTAGTTCTTTCCATTATTTCCAATATAGTCATTAAGAAGTAGCCCCTTGTTCTTTTCTTTGAGATTGTTGTTGAGCCTCAGGAGCTGTCATTGCACCAGTGATTCCTTGTAATTCTGACATTGCCCTTTGAAAATACATATTTGATGTTTGTATAGATGCTTGACTTTTTTGAGTATAAGCACTTGAAGATTGCAATCTTACACCAGCTTCTTCTAAATAAGCCCGAGCTTTAGCTAACTCTGATTGAAATTTTGTTGCTTCAGTTTGGAATCTTTGTAAACTTTCGTTCAATTTAGCTGAATATCTTGCTAATCCATTTTGTATTCTTTGCCCTTCTTTTTGAATCTCAGTTGAGTATCTAGCTATTTGACTACTTAATCTTTGTGATTCTTTTCCTATTTCAGATTGGTATCTTCCTATATCTGAATTTATTCTAGAACCCTCTTTAGAAACATCAGCGCTATACTTAGCTAACTCAGATTGAATCCTTTGGGACTCTTTTTCCATTTCAGCCCTAAATTCTGATAAAGAATTATTAAATTTTTGAGATTCCCTTGATAACTCTGATTGGAAAACACTTATATCTGCATTTACTCTTTGAACCTCTTTTTGCAATTCTTTATCATAATTAGAATTATCTAATCCTTTTGATGTGCTTTCTTTAGCTAATTCTGCTTGATATGATGAAACTTCAGTATTGAATCTTTTTGTTTCCTTATCTACTAGAGTTGTAAACTTAGCTAGTTTATTTTGGAAAGTAGAAGTTTCTTTATTTAAAGATTGAGAGAATCCTTGTAAATCAGCATTATATCTTTGGGATTCTTTGTCTAATTCAGTTTTATAAATATTTAAATCAGATGCTATCCTTTGCTGTTCTTTAGTAACTTTGCTTTGATACTTTGCAATATTCGCATTAAACCTTGTACCTTCTTTTTGAATTTCAGCCTGGTATTTAGAAACATTAGAATTTATCCTTTGTTGTTCTTTTTGTACATCAGAATTATGAACCTGAACACTATTTTGTATTCTTTGAGATTCCTTTGAAAATTCTTGCTGATATTTATTTAATCCATTAGAAAATTTTGTACTATTAGCATTAACTTTTTGAGAAAATTCCTCTATTTTGAATTTCTCGTTATTCATTCTTGAAGAAGCTATCCCTAATTGAGTCTGTATTCCTTCACTTGTAGCCCTTACCATCTCAGAGTCTTCATCCGTAAGAAAATTAGTTATTCCATAAGTAGCATGGTCAAAAATTGTTTCTGCATTATCAACCTCAGATAATATACTAGTAAGAGATGTTGATAAAACTGGTATATCATAGTCAGGCAATATAGAAGTTAAAGTAAAATCTGTATTTGATAAATTCTTAGCAACTATAAAATCAGATGGTAGAGAAGAGGTTATTGTTAAATCAGTTATTAAACCAGGCAATTCAGTATCTTGTATATCCTCAAATTCTGTAGGTAAAGAAGAAGATATATTTAATGGGACTGGTACGCTCCCGTCAAAACTAAAACTAGGTAAATCAGCACCACTTAAATCAATATCAGATGGTAAAGATTTTGACATTACCATTGAACTAGGGAGTTCTTTTGTAAGCGAAATCCCCATAGGTAATTTACCAACAAAATTGAATTGTGGTATACTTTTTGTTAAATTAAACGAAGATGGTAAAGAAGACGCTACAACAAATGAACTTGGGATTCCTAAAGAAATACTAAAATCATCAGGTAGATTCTCAGAACCTAAAGCGAAATCAGAAGGGATACTCTCAGAAAAACTAAACAATGGGGATGAGCCTGGGATAGAAGATGTAAAAGAAGGAATTGTTGTAGAAAATATTTTATCTATTTCAGTCTTACATAAATCTCTATAAGTAGATGATAGTCTCATATGGTCTAAAGACGCTGCGTAATAAATAGCAATATTTTCATATTCAGTAAGAATCCAACTATCTGTATTTTCATCAATAACAGGAGGAGCAGAATATACGATTACTCCTTTATCTCCAGCTTGAGGCACTACAGTAACCGTTGTTCCATCGATATCAGTATACGATTCATCATTCGCATTGTTTGCTGCAGCTAATTGAGCGTTATAATCAGGGTCTGGTTTTATAAAAATCTTTCCTCCTAATTTATAGAATTTAGGAAACATTTCAGTGGCTCTTAAAAGACTAGATGCTTCATCAAATATATGTATATTATCATCAGGAGCTTCAGCTGCCACTCTCTTCTTACCAGCGTCCATACGATATACTGCTAATATTTTATCATATGCTATACTAGAACCTGTCCCTATTGCACTTACGCCAGTGCTTTCGAATCCATTAACATTGCTTTCTGTTGCGATAGTCCATAAGAATTTTTCAGGTAATGAAGAAAGAATAAATTTTGCACCTGAATTAATATATTCTATTAAGTGCCTGGCTTTAGTGCCATTATTTGTTATATTATTAACTTTTTCCCAAATTTTCATAATTTTTCCAATTAATACAGGGTCATCCCCGAAGGGAGAAAGGAGGAAAAGAACCCACGGGGAATCGCCTGTAAAATTACACTATTTATTTCCAAATAGCGTGTGATTCGGGCATCATGTATTCCATGCCTGCCTCAGTTAGAATCATATCTACTCTTTTATCTACACCAGTGTTTTCTAAAGATTGAACACCAACATAAATTGCAGTATCACGATTCACACCATTACCAACTAGAGGACGGTACTTAACATTATTCATATTAACTGCTAAGATTTTAACGTGACTACCATCCAAAGCAATACAACGAGATACATTTAAATCTCCATATACTGTTGAAACGGTTGTTACGTCTAGTCCCATTACCTTCTTCCGACCAGTAATCGCTAGGTCTGCTCTAAATTGGTCACTGATTTCAATGTTACCTTTAAAGTATCCACCTAGTTTATGTAACCAAGTATACACATCTGTACTACAAAAGAATACAGTTGCTTTATCTTGATTGTATCGTGGGTCTTGATATTTTGACATATCTTGCAAGAAGTCATCAGCTGTTTTAGCTGTTGTCCAACCGAAGATATTACCATAATTCAAGATGTAATCTACTGCTCCTTGAGTATGTGCAACACTATCGACTGAAGCCTGAGAACTAAACAATGAAGATTGTTCAATATCCCATTTGTGCTCAATCAATTTATCTTTCCATACACGAGCCCATTCGTTTGGCTCATACTTCAGAGCAGTTGCTCTTGCAGTATTAGTCATACCGAACTCAGTACGAAAGATTTGTGTTTGCCCATAACCCGTTGAATAAGGATTATCTTTCCATGTAGTTCCTAAAAGTCCAGAACCTTCAGCGAAAGAATTACCAACAACGTGAGAGCGTCTAGATTCTAGTGCTTCTGCGATGTCTACATTATAAGTAACACATTGTGCTACGTTACTACTGTATCCACCAATTTCAGAGCCACTAGAAACTCTTAGTATCTTACCTGTCACTTTTTTTGCTTCAGCAGTTGCTGAACCTGTGCCACTATTAGCACTAAGGTTAGCAGCAGCTTGGGCTGCGACAGCTGTTATACGAACAAGCATATAATCATTTATAGCTCCGCCATTTGTTGCTGACATTGGAACTTTTATGATTTGATTAAGCTGAAGAAATTCAGGAGCTGTTCCTGCATCCCCAACTTTTATCGCACCATTAGATTGTCCTTGTACGTTTTGGATATTACCTGCACTAAAGTAGTCAGTCGCCATATAAAGGTCAACTGTTCCACCTGCAGCTAATGCTCCAGCTGATGTATCTACTAAGGTTGCATCATTATGCACTGCGGCACTTCCATTATGGAAGCCGACCACATATGCGTATCGTTTCATCCATGACTGACGCTTCTCTGTGAACTTAAATGAAGGGTCGTCTGTTGGCTTTTTTGCAAGAGAGGAAAATAATCTGAAAAACGGAGTTTGGTCAATAGCCAACTCAGAAAATCTTTCAGAAAAATCATACCGTCTGCGTAAATCACCAGTACCTGGTGCGCCAGATTTAGCCGAGTAACCTTCACTAAGTCCAGTAGAGGTAGCGATAGCCAGAGGGGTGCTACTCGGGTAGCTTGTATCTGCCATTTTAAACCTCCTACGGTTTAGTTACTTGTTTACATTAATTCAGCAAGTCCAGAACCAGTATTAAGTAGCTTATCAAAAACAACATCATCAACAGATTTCTCTTCTTGAGGAAGATTTCCTGAAGATGCTATACTTGTAGGCATAGACCTTACATTTTTCATTTGATTTATTACTTCATCCCTAGCATTACCAGCGACTTTATCATCTCTAGTAATCCTATTTTTCAAATAATAAACATCTTCTAATGTTAATCTATGTGATTTTGCATAATCCATTAAATCATTATAATCATCGTCTTTTATATCAAATTTGCTCTTAAATGAGTTTTCTTCTGATACTTTACGAGATTGGTCAGATTGAGACTTCGCAAATTCCCCAAGTCGTTTTTGAACTACACCATCTACAGTAGCATTGAATAGCTTAGCAGATGATGAATCAGGTTCAGATAAAGCATCCTCATAATCAAATACAAAATCTTCATCTAATCCTAATTGCTCTTTAATATTCTTTGGAGCTGAACCACCACCCTCAAAATAACTTCTCACATGAGAAATCAAATTAGGGTCTTCTTTCATTGCATCTAGAACAGGCATATAAGGTTCTATCTCTCGTAAACGAGTATTAAGTCGTTTAGCTTCACGAGATGAATCACTATATCTCTTCTCTAGATTTGCCACATCATCAGATGTGCCTGGTTGCTCTTGCGTAGGGTTCTCTCTTGGAGAAGTTGTCTGCTGCATTTGAGCTGCTTCGTTTGGCTGGGATAGCGTATCACCCATAACTTGACGGTCAAGCTGAGAGAAAAAATTCTCAGCCACTTCTGAGTTCTCAGGGGCTACATTATTTGATTCATCCCTTTCGGAATCATCAATTAGTAGGTTGTCCTGTTTCTGTACACTCATATTATACTCCTTCTAATTTATGAAGAATTGTTGTTACTTGCAACATTCTTTCTTGCAATTTTCATTTCCTTTTTCTGTAAATCTGCTTCGCCTTTCATCATGCGTTGCAGAAGCTTTTGTTCGGCTTGTGTTTGAGTAACTTCTTTATTAATTACTTTTTCGCCTTGATTAATCTTATCTTTTATACCAGCTTGGATAACCTGACGTTCTAATGTGTCAATTGTTCCTTGTTGGTTTTTAATAGTTTCATCCATTTGCTCTATTTGCCCAGACATTTGAGCATATTGAGACTTCCTTTGTAATAAAGTCTTTTTATTTCTTATATCAGTTTGCTCTATCATAGCAATATCATCAATCAATCCAGCTTCATACCATTTAAAATATTCATCTAGTAAAGCCCATCTATTAATAGGCTTAGTAGAACCTGCAACAATTCTTATATCAAAAGTAGAAGTTTGATAATCATTCCATCTTTTTATAACTTCTCCAAAATCATTATAAATAGGAATATTAATTGATGCTGTTTTAACTTCACCTTCAGTAGCTCCAGCTTCAGGTTGGACTATTCTAAAAACTTTTTTTGCAGTATATGTAAATTGTGCTATTTCTTTAAATACTTTTCCCATTTGCTCAAGAGCTGGCTCAACAATATTATTAACCCATTGACTTATTCTTCTAGTACCGTATTCATCTAAGGCTAACATTCCCCTATAAGTATCATGTTGCGGCTGTCCGACTCCTTGCATTTGAGAAGCGACTCCACTGATATATTCAATATCTTGCTTACCTTCTTGAGTTATTGTGTAAAAGGCATTATTAATCGGTAAAGGTTGCACTGGGGTTGGAGGTTCAAACCCTTGTCTATATTTTAATAAAGCACCTGGAGAACTTGAATATTTTTCCCATTCCTCTTCATCTACACTTCCTTCAGTGTAAAGCCATCTAAGATTAGAAGCGAGATTTGCATTATGAAGCATAATTTGATGTGCTTTATTTATTTCTCTTTGCTTCCCAACCATAGGTAGAACTGCTCCTACTGCGTAAGGGGTTCCTGTGAAATTATACATTACAGGGATAATAGGATATTCAGATAAAGGTAAAACTTGTTCATATAAATACATATCCCCAACAGACGCACAAACTTTTACTTGCGTTTTAAAAAATGGAATAGCTTCTACAACAGTCTTATAATAAGTTTCATCTTTTATTAAATCATCATATATTGATTTATCAAGAATCGTTTGAACAGTTTTTGTTTTAGCCTCTACAAGTTTTGCTTCTAGTATAGCTTTTTGTTCTTCCATTTTTGCATCAGCTTCTTTTTCAGCTTTTTGCATCTCTACTTCCATTCTTTCTGGAAGCATTTCTCCATCTTGAACTAATTGAGATAATTCTAATTCTTGCTCTTTTAATGAAACCTCTATATCTTTAGCCATTATCTCTGCTTGAGATTGGGCTTCTTGTCTTATAATATCTAGTTCTTGAGGGGGAGGAGGTTGTCTTAACCATACATTCATAAATTGTATTTTTTCTTTAGTGTATACTTCATAGTAATCAAGAACTTCATCTTTTTCGCCCTCTAAAGTATAAGCTTCGTTTTCTACATCTCCTGGTTGAATAGTCTCAGATTCGTGAACATCTCTAAGGGAATATTGTTTACTTTCTGTAGTCCCACTCGCCCTTATAATTTTTTTACTCATTGTAGGCATCATTTTTGCTAATGAAGACTTAGCAATATTTTTTTGAATTATAATATAATTTGCATCTCTAAAAAGAAAATCTCTACTCATTGGGTCAACATAAACATCATAAGGGTCAACTGACTCGAACATAACTTCCCCAATGCCTCTATCAGCATCAGGGTCTACGTCAACTCTAAACATACCAACGCCTTTTACTAAAGCATCCTGGATTACTTGCCCAAATAAACTTTTTCCATTAGAAAGATGCCAACAGTACTCAGCTATCATACTATGAACATGGGCTACATCACTATCACTTCCCTCTGCTCCTATTGCCTGCCATCTAGGATTGTTAGCAGTTACAAAATATTTCATTATATCAATAGCTGGAGTTATTCTATTAATAATAAAATCAGGCATTCCTCCCTCTCTCAAGTCATCTTTTTCCTCAGATGTCAATTGCTCATTTAAATAAAAATCCATACTTTTTTGAGAGTCTTGAAACCATTTTTTACGATAATAATTATTAGACTTTCTCCAAAGTTCTACATTTATTTGAGCTTTATTTGGTCTTCCCTTTTTAGCCATTATAGTAGCCACTTTTTATATGCTTCAATGAAATGTTGGGGGTCTCCAGCCCCTCCTTCTGTATTATAATACTTTTTCCAATAAGCAGCTTGTCCTTCTATTGTATTTGGCATTCTTTTAGGAACTCTCCAATACTTTAAACGACAATGAACTATTCCAACTGCGATGTTCTTTTCTAATATTTCTGCCCATACTATTTCATCATAATTTTGCCAGTGCTTAACATCTACTAAACTTGCAGTTGCACATTTTTGCATTAATTCTGGTCTGTGTTTAAGATAGTGAGCTAGGTTATCTACACAGGTCGCGGGCTCTACCTGCCAGAACGAGCGAGCGGGCCCATCCCCCATTTGCTTAATGTATTCATATCTAGATTCTACAATGCCAGTGCAGAGTACAAGATTAATAGCATCTTCTGATGCATATTTTTCTCCCATCCCATTGCAAGTGTTAGACACTAGCGATTTCATTTGAGAAATACTAATCATCTAATTAATAAGATTTTTTCATTGAATCTATAACAGCATCTTCTATTCTTGTATTCTTTTTATCATTCTCTCTAAACGCTTTCACTGCAGCTCTGGTTTTATCTCCTATTACTCCATCTTCCTTTAGTGAAACCGAAGAGTCATTATTTTTATTAAAAGAATTAAGAACTTTCTGCATTTTTAAAATATTTGAAGGGGAGTCGTGAATATTGACTGCATCTATGACTTTTTTTACATAAAATAAACTATTAGTAGCCTTACCGCTTGCAGAAATATCTTTTTTCTCTTCCCTTAATCTTTTTGTTCTAGGGTCATTATAAAGTATTTGACTTTCGTAGGTAGGATTCCTTCTATGCTGAATTACTGCATCTCCTCTATGTCCTACTTTATCACTTCTATGCTCTTCCCCATAAGCTTGGTGTGGCGTTGGATAGTTTATCAGTTTTTGTTTTTTTTGTGCCATTTTTAATTAATAAGATTTTTTCATTGAATCTATGACAGTATCCTCTATCTTTGATTTTTGAAATCCTTTAGTCCCTCTAATAAACGAATCCCAGTCTTCATCGCTCATATGAGGAGCATCAATCGTATGCCTAAACATTTGGCTTTTTGTGTATCCCTTTTTAGACAATGCTTTAAATGTAGAATCAGCCTTTTTAGTGATAGGACCGACTATTCCATCGATTTCGCCTTCGTATAAATTTAAATCTTTAAGAGATTTTTGATATCCCTTTATATCTTCTTTACTTGGTTTTATCTGTTTTTGTTTTTGTTTTAACGCACCCATTAGGAAGTTATCCAGCTCTTTGCTTTTCTTTTAGGTTTATACCATTTAGGCTTTTTATCATTACTTAAACGATAATTAGGCGGAAAAGCGTGTAAATTAGCATAATATAGACTCTCAATTGTGTCATCGTGAGACATTCTCGGTCCAAATGTAAGTATTTCATTGATTAAATCAAACATATTTTCACGAAAGTACATCGCTCCAATAGAGAATATACCGCTTAATCCACTATAAATGCGATTTCTTTTCTGTGTTCCACCTGGTTTTTCAGGTATAACAGCTATATCAAAACGATTTATTCTTCTCCGCTCATCGTTTAGAGCTTGGAAGATGCTTCTGTTCATAGCTACATCCTCGACAGTCGCACTTGTACATTTATACTTATCATATAACTCTATAATATAATCTACTACTCCCTTTTTGTCAAGTATGTTCCCTTCTCCATCTTTAGCCCCTATAGTAGGGATGCTACGATGTCTTTCATACTCAAGAACTCTTCTATTGTTATTAGAATCCACTGCAATAACCATTATGACTGAGAAATCACTTTCTTTTGTATCAATGTCAGTCGCTGGGTCGCATCCAATGAATGTATTAACTGGGACTTTTTCACCATCACAAACAATATAATTGTCCCCATCTTCGTTTGAATAATATCCCTCCCAATATTTCACATGACTCCTCCTCCAAACAGAATCTTCTTCTGACTGTACTTCCATCATATATTCTTGGAAAAATTTGGATGGGGTGCCTGAATCTCTATAAAACTTTTTCTTCTCTTCTAGCTTTTTAATAGGAAACCAAGAATCCCATAAAGGAGAACCATCAGGTAAAATTGCTTTATAAGTAATCACTTTCCAAGCAAAATCCCTTTTATCTTTCTTAGCCTTTGCATTAGAGGTAATAAGATTATTAATAAAGGAATCATAATGAACGGGAGTACCATTAACACGCAACCTACCAGTATGAGGCTCAAGCGCAGGATAAACAACGGCAGTAACAAGATTCGCATTTTTAGACCTCGCATCATGGGTGATTGTATTTGCTTCATGCTCAAAATCATCAAGAATAATCAAATCATATCTTTTATGTAACTTAGCCCCACCTCTGATACCTGCTACATTACTTTTTGATATAAGCTTACATCCGTTAGTTAGCTCTATATCTTCTTCCGTCCATTTCCTTCCTTTTAACTCACCGAAGTAATACTTTACTCTGTCATTAAATTCAAAATGATATTTAATATAATCCATATTCCCAACGCTTAATTTTTGCGTAGCAGAAACCCATGCATAAAAATGCATATCAGTATCTAAAAAACAAAAATCTTTTATTATACTTGCTTTAGTTAAAACAGTTTTGCCATGTCCTCTAGGGAGAATAATAGCTAATTGTTTTACTTCAGAATTATCAATCGAGTCAGCCATCTCATAGTGGAAAGGAGGCGTTTCGCTTCGCAAAAAATCGTCAGGCAAAAATAACTTACCAAATGCGATTAAATCTTTACTCGCTAGTTGTAGAGTTTCTTCTGCTTTGCTTACGTTTTGACTGTTTAGATTTGCCATCTTCTTTTTTAGATTTAGGATTCATAAATTCTGCTAATTTATCTTCTTCTTTATTCATTTTAATATAATTTGCTAATACATCATCAATTAATAAAATATGTTTATACATATTCCTCATAGCAATATCATGGTCATTTAAAGCCTTAACCATATCTCCTTTTGTTACGCCTTTTCTTTTAGTACTCATTTCTTAGCCTTTGTTTAATTTAAATTTATTTTTATTTGGCATCTCTCTTGTATCCAAAACTTCTTTTATATATTCTTTAAACATCTCTGCCCCTTTAAATCTTGGTGGTGGATATATCTTATCTTCATTCATCATAAAGAATCTACACATAACCGCCAAGTCTTCAAATGAAACTGGTTTATTATAATATAACAAGATTTCATCTTTGGGGTGCTTTTTACCCTTAACCCTATTCCATTTTTTAATTATACTCATCTTTTCCTTCCTCCTTGACCTCTGTATGTTTTATTTTTCTTTTTTGTACCATGACCAGAACCTTGTCTAGTTGTCTTTGGTCTTTTTCTCTTCTCGTATCCACCATCTCTTATCATTAATTCTCCCAACAATTAATCTTATCTTTAGTGAACTCCATAGTTACCCACCCTGTTCTCACAATAGGATAAAAAGAGTATCTAGCATAATCTGCATATCGAAGAAATGAACCTCCTCTAATATACCATTTACGCTTTAAAGCTTCTGACCCATCATCATCAATAGTTAAAGAGTCCATTGGTTTTGCATACAATTGGTGGTTATGTCCTAGAAAGAAAACATCTCCATCACTGTAAACGGAAGCCATTTTATCTAATTCAAGGTCTCCATTCTTTCCACCACCTTTACCATGCCCACTAACAAGATACCATTCTTTATCTAAGATTTTTATCCTAGAATATCCAGGCATTCTAAAGTAAGGAACAGACATCTCACTTGCAAGAGTTTTGCAAACATCAAAATCAAGAATATTAAAACTTCTTAGATAATCATGATTTCCACCTCTAATAAACAAGCATTTATCTTGAATAGGCTGAATAAGTTTTAAAAAACTTAAATATTGCTCATCAGGTGAAATAGATTGACCTCTTTGTGATATTTTATAATTAGGGGGGATTAATTCTAATAAATCTCCATTCCCGAACCATCGAGCATTATCATCTTCATATATTACTTTTATTGCTTCTTGAAATTTCTTTAAATCGAACTCATTTGCGCCTACATGGATATCTGTTAAACCATGAACTCTGAGTTTTTCATTATTAGAACATTCAAATATAGCTCCAGGCTCTATATGAAATTTATCGTATTCTTTTAAATCGGATGGTATTGGTATTGAGAACCATTTACCACAACTTTTACAACTAAACTGTTGTCTTAGGGTTTCTTTATTTCTCTTCTTACCCTCTTTTTTTGTTAGCATACTACTGCAATGTGGGCAGACCAATTATTTTTCCTCCTTGACTTCAGTTAATATATTCCTTTTAGCTACATCAAGCTCATCAGGGGAAAAGCCTTGAAATAACCCTATTACACCTGTTTCTATTTTCTTTGTGAAACCTCCAAGCGTACCTATTGCCTTACCAAGCTCTTTTAAAGATTGCAAAGCTATATTTTGGTCGTCACTAGAGTCTGCTAGATGCTTTAAAGAACCAAGTATATAAGTGTGGTCTATGCCTAATTCTTTTGCTATCTCTTTTGATGTTCTGTCTATTTCGCTCATTATTCGCCTTTGTTTTAAAAGTATTACTGCTTTTTTTCTTGCAGAATTTTTATTAGCCTCACTAAAAGCTGCCATATAAGCACTCACAGCGTCTCGCCCTGTTGCGACAGTCGTTGCAAATATTTTTTCCTTATTGGTGCAATTCTTTCTTTCTTTTACTCTTGAATTTGTATTTTTTATTTTGGTACTAAATGTATAACGGTTAGGATGGTTATCAAAATCTGTATCCATTTTTGTTTTTTTATTTATAAGAAAAGTTCCTACGATTGTTCTCACCCACCCTTTTGATGCTGTATAATTTGGTCTATCGTTAGGATGTGATATTTTATTGCTTACTTTTAATAATTGTACAATCCTTTTATCATCACTCCAGACCCAATCCCCCTGTTTCCCTTCTCTCCAATTTTCTATAGGTGTCTTATTTGGATGAGTATTATAAAACTCACTTATATGACTATATACAAAATGTTCTACTCCTTTAATTTTTTGGCTGTTCATTCGCTCCTTCTATCATATCCCATAAACCATCTATGAGAGTTTGTACTACATCTGGTATTTGATATAGTTTACCATCTATCTCTATTGGTACTACTTTGGAAGCATCTTGATTAATAAACAGAATCATTCTCTCTAAGCACTCTTCTTGCTTCTTGTATGGTAAATTTGCAATTGATTTTATTATTATTCCCAATAGATTTTTTCCTTGACATTGTCAATATTCCTTATATATTTAATATATATATATATATAATATATAATAATATATAATAATATATTCTAATTATCTCCTGTAGATTTCTTTTTCTTTGGTACTTTCTTTTTCTTTTTTTCAGTTTCTCCCTCTAAGAGCTGCTCCACAAGCTTATCTAAACGAGCCTTATTGTCTATATCTTGTTGACGAGCCCTACCTGTGGAAGCATTGTTTCCTGTTAAATCTTTTGAGGTTATATAACCCATTTGTACTCCTATATGTTTTGGGATATTACATTATGCCCATGTTATTTGCAAGAAAAATTGTAGGATTTTGAAGTGGACCTATATACACACCCCCTACCCCTTTGTTTGGGATTTATGATTATAGCTTTTTAGTTGTAATTGATTCTCTTGAATTTTCTTAACTAGTAAAAGGAGATAACCTCATGGCATTAGAAAGTAATGCATTAACGACATCCACGCCTGCTCTTAGTGGACCAGTGACGACTCAGTTCGACCTGGCAATTAAGCGGGCAGCACACATACGTGCAGAAGCACAACACGCCCAAGTAATGGCAATTAAGGCTGCTTACTCAGCAACCCTTATGAGTTGTCTTAACGCTAAGAACGCAGGACTACGTACACGACTGCAACCGTACATGATTAGCACATCATTCACAACCATGATGCAAGACTTTCATCAGATGGATGCATATGCACTTCAAGGCACAGCTCTAGCGCTGCCGTTACCTCAACCTCAACCTACAGTCCCTGCTCTACTAGATGCACCTGTATCGGCTGATATAATAGCTCGAGTCGAAGCTATGGAAGCCACACAATTGGCTACTAATGAAATAATGGCTAAGATACTTGACAAGGTGGGAGACTAAGTAGTCTCTTTTAAACTGTACTGTAACTGTATTATAATATATATAGCAGTATAGTAATACATATCGGATAGAATGTATGTGTATAATACATATAGTTTGGCAGATATAGCAGATAACGCTATGTCGAGCTTGCATTAATATATTAAACGTATTAAACATATGTAGTTATTAACCGTATACATACATTCTTATCTGGTATATACTTGCATTATACAATAAACATGGGCATAAACATTTAACAATGCTTTGGGTACATGGGAAGATGTATACTGAAGGAGTAGAGAAAGTGAGATATCTACTATAAAGCAGACGGTGGTTTGCCTGTTAACCGCAGAAACATATCCGGCAGGGATGCACTCACAAAATATAATTGGCACTCAGACTCATATCAATCAAAAGGATAACCCGCAACTTACATAGTATTATGAAATGATAATTCATTTAATCGATGAGTAGATTATTATCAGAGTAAGAAATATTGATAAGGATTGACGTTTATTCCCCGTCGTGGTTAACATAATTATAAACGAACTTGAGTGCCAAAATTTTGGAGAGAGTGTAATAGTATCTTGAGATATAACTATGATTGAAACAACAAGGTATTTGGGTTTATAAAGATATTAATATGATACAGGTTTTATAATGTTACATCCTGATAGTTTAATAAAACTATATAAGTCTTTTGAACCTTTCTCCAACATGACAAATTATATTGTTATCTCAGTGCCTGCTCATCTGAAATGATGATTAAATATCAGGTGATACAATGTAATGAGAATGAGTGTTAGCCAGATACGCAGAAAGCCGTTAAGCGGACAACTCCGAAAGGGTAACTGGTCTCATTCTTTGTCATATAATTAAAGAAAGTGAGGTGAGTTAATGATACTAACTGATTGGTATAAAACCAGGTGTTCGGGCGGCTGTCCAAGTATCATGTCCTAGGTATGACATTAAACTACCTAAAATTTTATTACATTAATACATTTTATATGGAGATATAATGAATACAAATAAACCAATATTTTGTGGACAAGAGCCATCATTTATGGCTGGATTCTTTGATACAGAAGAAGAGCATAATAAAAACACTACACAAGCTCAAAGATTGGGTAAAAACCCTATTAATGAGAATGAAGATTTCTTTGAAATATACTTTGATGGTAAGCTTGAACAAATGATAGGGTTTGATATAGTATGCTTTGTAGATGGTGTTATGCCTAAAATTAAGACTGGTGATAAGATAGAATGTATAGCTATAACTCCAGATGATAAAAAACACGATGCAGTAATTTATGTATTTACTAAAGGTAAGACTAAGAATTTACATTGTTTAGTTAGATTGCCTGATGATAATATTAAAATGGAGCAATTATGAGATATATTAAAAAATGTGGATGTAAAGTTTCCAATGTTCCAGGTCCATATGGCTTTAAACATATTCCGTATAGAACAAGATGTAAAATACATAAATTACAGCTTGACCTTATCTCAGATTATAATGATTGGAGAACAGGGTTTGATAGAACTATGTGGTGGACAAGAAAATGGATAAAACATCAATTATTCGGTAAACCAATAAGGAGATAGTATGATAAATAAAAGAATACATCCATTTAATTTCATAGGTTTCATTCAGATGTTATTTAAAACAGGATGTCGACCAATACATATATCAGAAATTATACATAAAATACATGATACTTCGTGGAGTATTAAA